TAACTTCTGAGGCTTTGGGACAGATTGCTCCACAAGCCCGTCAGAATGTACGTGATATTCAAGCTGGATCATTCTTGAATCAGAATATTCAGCAGTATATGAATCCATATACACAAGCTGTTACTAACCAAAGTTTAAAAGACTTAGAGCGTTCACGCCAGTTGCAACAACAGCAGACTTCTGCCCAAGCAACTGCTGCTAAAGCTTTTGGTGGATCTCGTCAAGGCATTGCAGAGGCAGAAACTAATCGTGCATATGGAGAGAATGCTGCTCGTTTGGTTGCTCAACAAAATGCTGCGGCTTATCAGGCGGCACAACAAGCTTCTGAGGCTGATATTGGTCGTCAAATGCAAGCACAGCAACTTAATCAAGCACAAGATGCGGCAACTACCCAACAGGCTTTGGCCTTGTCTGGTCAATTTGGGTTAGCTAATCAAGATGCAAGTCTTCGTGCAGGATTGGCAAATCAAGGTGTTGATGTCCAATATGGCTTGTCAAATGCTCAAATGCAACAACAAGCAATGTTGGCAAATCAAGATGCTAATTTACGTGCTTCTCTTGCAAATCAATCTACTGGATTGCAAGCATCACAAGCCAATCAAGATGCCGCATTAAGAGCCGCCCTTGCAAATCAAGGTCTTGACTTAAATGTTGGTCAGTTAAATACGCAAAATAGGCAACAAGCAAATCTTGCTAATCAAGCTGCAGCCAACCAGATGGCTCAATACAATGCTAGTAATTTGCAACAAGCAGGTTTAGCGTCACAGGCCGCTGTTAATCAAGCCGCACAATTTGGTGCTGGCGCTCAAAACACAATGGCTCAACAGAATGCTGCCGCACAGAATGCTTTGGCTCAGTTTAATGCAGGGAACCTACAGCAAGCAGGATTGTCAAATCAAGGTGCTTTAAACCAAGCAGCTCAGTTTGGTGCTTCTGCATTTAATCAAGCAGGTTTGTCTAATCAAGCGGCTCTAAATGCACGTGCTGCCCAACAAGCAGGATTAACTCAACAAGCTGGTCTGAGCAACGCTCAAGGTTTCTTGCAGGCTAATTTGGCTAACCAGCAGGCTGATTTGGAACGTAATCAACAAGGAATTACAGCATCAAATCAACTTGCAGGTATTGCTGGTCAAGGTCAACAAATGGGACTTACAGGAGCAAATGCTTTAACCCAACAAGGTGTCTTCCAACAGCAACAACAGCAAGCACAATTAGATGCGTACAGAAATCTAGCTTTGGAGCAACAGCAAATCAGAAACCAAGCCTTGGGTATTAACCCTGCTGGCGGGTCTGGTATGCAGTCAACATCTTCCTCAGGTCAAGGTTTGCTTGGCATCTTTAGATAAGGAAATACTATGTTTGATCTTGGCTTATTGTCAGATGCTGCTCTCACTGGTCTTAGTGATAAAGAAAAGACTGATCTTCAAAAACAAGCTACTTCTCAGTTTTTGATAGGTTCGTTGTTAAGCAATGATCCAGCAGCAGGATACAGGGCTGCTATGGGTGTGCCAGATCAGTATTATGGAACTCAGAAAAACATATCAGATCTTGCAGAGAAAAAACGCCAACGTGCTGAAGTTTCTGGATTTTTAGAAGAGTTTGCTCCAAATCCACAACAATCTCAAAGTCAAGCATTAAATGCAAATCTTGGTAGAGACAGAATGGCATCAAGTCCATATGCTTTAAGTACTGCTTTGGGTTTGCCTCAAGATACAGTTCAACCTCAAGCACTTAATCAGCCTATTGATTACCAAAAAGCATTAAATGCTTCATTGAGAATGGCTGGAAATACTGCACAGCCTCAAATTCGTGAAACCTTGGCAGCTATGCAGCCTAAATACCAAGGTGACTTGCGTGTTGATGCAAGTGGCAATATTCTTGGTGGTTTGCCAAAACAAGATAAAGGAATTACATCTCAATATAATCCTTTAACTGGTGGTTATTCTGCGGCTCCTGTGCAGAACTATATGCAATCTATGATCCAGACTACTCCTCCTGAAATATCTCCTAATACTATGCTTGTACCAAACCCAGGAGGTGGATTTATTCAAGCAGCAATTCCAGGGGCTGCTGGTGCTGTTGGAACAATTGAAGGCGCCAAAGCTGTTGCCCAAGCACAAGGACAAATTGAAAAAGTAATTGGCGCTGATGGAAAAACTTATTATGTTCCAAGATCTTCGCTTCTGAATCAGCCACCTAGTGCTGGTAGAGTGTCAGGGGCAGGTGGAAATGTTGGTGGTGTAAGTGGTGCAGTTGCAGCTATTTCTCCAGCACAAGAAGCTGTAAACAAGGCGACTTCAGATCGTTATAACGAATTTACAAAGGCATCATTAGATGCGGCTGCTACTGTAAATGATCGTAAAATGTCTGGAGAGTACTTGTATAACTCTGCTGACCAGCTTGATCCGAATAAGTTTACTGAATGGTTATCTGGTGGCGCTGCATATGTTCGTGCAATACCAGGTGTTGGCGATAAGTTTGATTCATACGTAGGTAACGTAGCTTTGTTTAACAAAGAGCGTTCACAAGGCGTATTAAAAGGACTTAACAATATTAAAGGTAATGCTAATGCCTTTGAAGGTGGTATTGTTGATAAAGCTACAACAGGCATAACTGATCCTAAATTTGTCACTAAGTATATTTCTGCTTTAGAAATTGCTTCTGCAGATAAAGATGATGCTCGTCAGAAGTTTATTGATGCATATACTGGCGACCCAAAATCTGTATATACATCATGGTCTAACTCTCCAGATAATCCACGTTTGTATAACCATCCAAAAGTTAATCAATTCCTTACTGAGCAAATTGCTGCTTGGCAAAAAGGTGGTTCTCAAGGTGTACCAGTACTTCCGTCTGGCTTTACTGCAGGGCGTAGCAAGTCAACTGGTGGAATTTTGATTAAAAAGCCTGATGGCACTACATATACAGTTAGTCAATAATGGCAACTAAAGACGAAATCTTTGCATTTGCTGCACAAGAGGCAGAGCGACAAGGGGTTCCTCTTTCTTTAGTGCATGGTGTTGTTGATACTGAATCTGGTGGGACTTTTAACGCCATTGGCCCAAAGACAAGAACTGGTGATAGAGCCTATGGGCCTATGCAGTTGATGAGTGCTACTGCTGAAGGTTTAGGCGTAAATCGCATGGATTGGAAAGATAACATCCGTGGTGGTGTTAAATATTTAAGCCAGTTATCAGAACGATTTCAAGATCCTAGTTTGGTAGCGGCAGCATATAACGCTGGTCCTGGCAATGTCCAAAAGTATGGTGGAATTCCTCCATTTAAAGAAACACAAAACTATGTTCAAAAGGTTAACAACTTTATGGCTAAATCTACAGCAGAAGATGATTTTGTTCCTTTTGGACAAGAAACAACAGTTAAAGCAACTACTCAATCGCCTACTCAAACAGTAGCGGCTGATGACTTTGTGCCACTAACCCCTACTCAGCAACAAAATACAACTAAAAATCAATCTACACCAAGTATTTCTAGTGTAATGCAAGAAGTTAAAGCACAAGCATTTCAACCTCCAACTCAGTTTATTCAAGATGTACAAGCAAGTTTTAACCCATTAGATGTTTTACGTGGCAAGACAACTACTGGTCAACTGGCGATGGGTGCTGGTAATTTAATGGCAAATGCTATTACTGGTGGTCTTAGTAAACTAGGTTTATCTGATGAATATCTTGGTATTGATCGTAATAAACAACAACCTGCTCCACAACCTACACAATCAATCAGCGACATTTTGAGTGGCGTGTACAAAACAGCTACAGAGCGCCCAGGGTTGCTTGTTGGCGGCATGGCTACAGGTATGCTTGACCCTGCTAATTTGCTGTTGCCAGGTGGCATCCAAAAATCTATCGTTTCTGCAACTCCTAAAGCATTGGCTCAAGCCGCACCTAGAACTGTTGCATTGGCTCAGAATGTTGCTACTGGAGCCGTTACTAGTGGTCTTACATCTGCTGCACAGCAAGCTGCTACTACAGGCACTATCAACCCTGCTCAAATGATGAATGAGGCTGCTGTTGGCGGGATAATGACTGCCCCTACTGCTGCTATCAGTGCATTGACTACACCTAGAGCGCCAGCGCAACTAACTCAGCCTCAATTAGTTGCTGAACGTGCTATAGCACAAGGTGCTACCTTGCCACCTACGCAAGTAAATCCTACTTTGCTTAACAGGTTACTTGAAGGGTTTTCTGGAAAGCAACAAACTGGTCAAGTTGCTTCTATAAAAAATCAAGAAGCTGTAAATGCTCAAGCCCGTAAAGCCCTGAATTTACCAGAAGATACCGTAATAACACCACAAGTTTTACAAGACTTCCGCGATGTTAAAGGTCAGGCTTATGATGCACTAAAGTCTAATAATACTTATTATACAGATAAGCAATTTATTACTGATGTAAATAAACGTACAACTGATTTACAAAAACTTGCTAATACAACTGATGTTTCTGCAGAGTTAAATGTTTTAAATGGTTTAAAACAAATGAACTTTGATGGCGTTGGTCTTGTTGAGCAAATGAAACGGTTGAAGTTTGATGGTGAGGCCAATGCAATATCTATGGATCCTGCAAAGAAAAGCCTTGGGCAAGCACAAAAGTTTGCTGCTCGACAGTTAGAAGATCTTGCAGAGCGTAATTTAAGAAACTTTAATCAACCAGACGTAATGGCAAACTTTAAGCAAGCTCGTCAAGATATTGCAAAGAGTTACACCATTGAAAAGTCATTGAATGCCGTAACAGGTGATGTGTCTGGTGCTAAATTAGGCCAACGCGCTGCACAAGGCAAGATTGTTCCTAATGAGCTTCAAGCATTAGCTGATGCTGCTGCGGCATATCCAACTGCTTTCCAAAATACTGCCCGAATTGGTAGTGTTCCTGGCATTAGTCCTTTGGATGTTGGGGCAGCAGGTGTTGCCGCTGCTTCTGCAGGAAATCCTAGTTTGCTTGCTACTGTATTGGGTCGTCCAGCAGTTAGGGCAGGTATTACTAGCCCAATGTATCAACGCAATATGTTGCCTAGCTCGCAACCTCAAATGCCAGGTTTGCTTAATCGGGTTACATCAAACCCATTGACAAATTATGGTCTAGGCCAGATTCCTCAGTATGGAACTGAAAGGTTCTTGTTGAACCAATAATAATTTTGTTTATTCCGTGAAATGGTTTATTCCAATATTTTTAATGCTGAGTTTACAATCTGCAGGAATAGAACAATACAAATGCGTCCGATGGGGTTGGACAGGTGATGTTTACCAACGAATAGTTTATTGCCTTGAATGGAAAAAGGTTGAAAAGAAATGATTGACCCGTTTGAAGCCCTTGACGCTGTTAACTCAGCAGTCAACCTGATAAAGAAAGCGGCTTCTACGGCTCAGAACGTGGAGTCGCTTGGACCTTTCCTTGGGCGTTACTTTGATGCCAAGGCCAATGCCCTACAAGTGGTGGTTGAGTCCAAGAATGGCACGTTTAAAGGGTCTGCACTTGGTAAAGCAATGGAGATCGAGATGGCGCTTGCCAAGCATCGCCAGTTTGAAGATGACCTGAAGAACAAACTGTTTTACCCAAACCACATGGACTTGTGGAACAACATCAAGATACGTGCCGCCGCAATGGAAGCTGAGTTTGCCAAAGCTGCCAAGCGTGAAAAGGAAGCCGCTATCAAGAAGAAACAAGAAATGCAACAGGCTATTGAACTGGTTCTTGGTTTGATTACTGCTGGGTTATTGTTGGCTATGGTGGGCTGGGGCATTTACCAGATTCGGCCTCATGGATGAGATCGTCAAAGGTTTCAAGCAGTGGTTTAAGTTGTTTTGTTACATTGCTTGCGTCTGGTGGTTTCTTGATTTTGTGAAAGCGTTACCTGAACCATTGGCTAAACGAGCAATGGACAAGGCTTTGAGTTATCTTCCATTTTGAAAGGCTAATATGAAACGGATTGGATTGATTCTTTGTTTGGCAATTGCAGGCTGTGGAGTTGGATCAGATCCAACGCCTCAAACAATGGCTGTTCGTCTAGATGTTGGCACAGTCCTGCCAAATCCTTTTGTGATGGGTCCGAGTGGTACTGCGGCAACCCCTGCAGCCCCTGTAGTCACGTTTGTATCTACTCCTGTAGTTGGTCCTGTTGCGATTATCAACCCACCGATTCTTAGTAGCACACCTATAATTCCTACGCCGAATTGGTGTACTGATGGTTTTGTAGTTGGACCATGTACTCTACGCTGTACACCAGGTGAATTTGTTGTTGGCCCTTGTCCTTAAAGGAAAATGATATGGATTGGTTAAAGACTATCGCACCTACTATTGCAACAGCCCTTGGTGGGCCACTAGCGGGGCTTGCTATCGAGGCGGTGAGCAAAGCTATTGGGATTGACCCGAAGGACGTTCAGTCCACTATCAGCGAGGGTAAGTTATCTGCTGACCAGATCATGCTGCTTAAGCAAGCTGAAGTCCAAATGGCGGCTCGTGCCCAAGAGATGGGTCTGGACTTTGCCAAACTCAATGTTGAAGACAGGAAATCTGCCCGTGAGATGCAAGCAGAGACTCGCTCTTACATCCCTGCTGTTTTGGCTATTGC